CATATAGCCGCCGCAGGCTGTTTTTTCTTTCATTCGTTTTATAATTTCGTCTTTATCGTAATTAGCCTCTATTAAATAGAGTTCGTAGCCCTTAGCTCTGATATGCTCAAGGCTGTTTGTATCTGTAGCGTAAATCACTCTGAATGTATCGCCATAGTTCGATTTAATAAAAATCTTCCACGCACAATTTGGCACATCATGTATGAGCATTTCGTTTTCAAATGTAACAGCTCCTATTTTGTACCATTTTCGTGGTTCTGTAATAAAAGAGCTTTTAAAAATAAAATCCGAACAGTCTTTATACAAAGCGCCTGCAAGGTAGCCGTTATATATCACCTTAATGCTCGGGTGCTCTGTGCAAAGCCTGCGTAATGTGCTTGTGTTTAAGTGGTCGCTGTGCCGATGCGTAAGAAAAATATATTTTATCCTATCGGCTAAAGCCGACAGTCGGCAGTAAGGCACACCGCAGTCAATCAAGATCTGATTATCAAGCAAAACCGCATTGCCTTTACTGCCTGTCGAGATTATTTTTAAGTTAATCATTCTGCAAGGTCGTCAATAGAAAATGGCTCACTTTCGACCGACATTACAGGCTGTTCTTCCTCAAACGCAGGCTGTTCTTCCTCAAACGGCGGTATATCGTCAAAATTCGGCTCTGTATCGTATTCCTCGCTCACCTCATAATCAACGCTGCCGTCGCTGTTAATTGCGTGTGTGTCAGCCTCAAAAGCATTTTGCATTTCCACGCTCATTACACCCCACTTTGAAATAAGCTGTCTGAGCATTGTTTTCTTTGCCATACTGTCAAAATCCTTTGCCCAAAAGGTGTATGAAGTACCTTTATTTACATCGTTTTTGTAACCTGCCGAGTATCTGATAGCATGTTCTTTCATCTTCTCTTTGCTCCAATAAAGAGCCTTTTCAAAGCCGTTTATATATCTGAAACAAGCGTAATATCCAATGGTTTTTGCAACCGCTCTTTCGCTTTCATCTGAAATGAGTTTTACCTCAATTTCCTCTGTAAGCGGGTTCCAACTCACAAGCTCGCCCTCTTTAATTTCAACAACATTAAGTCGCTTGTACTGACCGCTGCGAATAGCAAGCTGAATATAGCCACGATAGCCGAGTACGAATGTAGCTACTGTTCTGTTGTTCTTTCTGTCGTTAAACGGCACCAAGTAATACTGTCCGAGCTGTGGTGACGGAGGAAGTCCGAGAGAGTGACCGCAGAGTGCGGCCGAAAGAATAGTACCGGCATCACACTTTTCAAGTTCCTTGTTGGTACTTACTACGGAAGTAATTGCGGCTGAAAATTTCTGAATTTCCTTAGGGCTTTTAAGTGAATTTGCAAGTGCCTGCTGAAATCCCTTCGTGCTAAGCATAGCCGAAAATTTGGGCTTTCCCTGCATTGCTGTGTTGCTTGATTTTGTCATATTATAATTACTCATATTTTAAACCTCTTTCATTGATTAACTGTTTTACCGTCAAGGCAAAGTCTTTAAGCTGTGTTTTTGTTCCGTAAACCGTAAAGCTAAGCGGATATATTTTTTCATCTGCCCTTGCAGGCTGTTCTTCTTCAAGCGGTGCGGCCACCTCGG